GTTGTCCTTTTTTTTGTAGTGAATTTGAAACCCCCCAACATGAAAGAAGAACTAGAACTGTGGCGATCTATTCAAAAAGAATGCGTAGAGAGCCTTAAAAGACACGGCGCAATATTGGAAGCCATAACCGATAGAGGCCAAGCAGTCATAAGAAAGAACCCAGCGCTAGAAGCTTTGGCAAAGGCCGAAAAGAAAGTAGCAGAACTAGAAAAGTTAGTAGGTAGTGAACTCAACCTGGACTGAAAATATTATTGAACGCTACTGCGTTCTCACGGAAGACGAACACGCGGGCAAGCCAGTTAAATTATTGGACTGGCAAAGGCACCTTATTCGTAATAGTGAGGGTAAGCGAATGGTGTGGCTAGAAATACCACGTAAGAACGGTAAAAGTGCTTTTATTGCTATGCTAGCCATAGCCCATATGCTGGAAGGCTTTAAGAATAACAGTAACCCACAAGTAGTACTAGCAGCTGCGACCAGGGAACAAGCGGGCATACTCTTCGCCTACGTCCGGAACATGGTACTATTTAACCCGGAACTACAAAAGGTACTAGAGCCATACCGAAAGGAAATACGGTTAAAGGGCCGCCCAGGCTTTTTAAAGACCTTGACCAGCGACGGAGGCAGCAACCACGGACTTAACCCAAGTCTTATTCTTTGCGACGAAATACACGCCTGGAATGAAGTAAAGGGGCCGGACTTATGGGAGGCGCTGCGTACTTCAATGGCGGCACGTCCTTCTAAAATGGTGGCTATTACTACCGCGGGTGGCGCTTATACATTTGCCCACAAGTGGCACGAATACGCCAAGCAAGTACAAGAGCGCCCCGAAATAGACCCGTCGTGGCTGACGATCATATACGGCGCAGAAGATAACGAAGACCCACACGACCCGAAGGTATGGGCAAAGGCTAACCCCAGCCTAGGGGTAACGGTGAGCCTTAAGTACTTGGAAGAGTTAAGCAACACGGCGAAACACGATGAGCCGACGCTATTAAGCCTACGTAAGCTGCACCTAAACCAATGGGCGGGCAGCGCTCAACCCTATATAGAGCTAGCGAAGTGGCTTAAATGTACCAACAAAAAGACAAGCGTTAGTAACTGGCGGTGCTTTCTTGGGGTTGACTTGGCCGCGGTAAACGACTTTACCGCCTACGCCATATTGTACTTTAATGGCGAAAAGTTCCATACGGTCCAGTATTACCAAATAACTGACCATGCTATGGCCAAGCGTAAGAACAAGTACCCGAACCTAGTGCGCAACTGGGCCAAGAATGGGAACCTAGAAATAGTAAAAGGCGAAGTAACGACCACGGCCCACCGCCTGGCAATCATTGAAAGAATAATTAACGAGCATCCAGTAGAGGGCATATTTTTTGATCCATGGAACGCAGCCGAAACGGTGGACACACTACGCCAGCGTTACGGCAAAAACTTTTGTTACGAAGTGCGACAAAGCGCACTTATGATAAATGAACCCATGAAGCTACTATACCGTAGCGTAGTAACGGGCAACATAACGCACGACGGCAACCCCGTTACCGCTTGGATGATAGCGAACACTAGCTTACACATAGACAAGAACGACAACTGGACTTTTCAAAAGGACAAGGCACCCGACCGCATCGACGGCACCGCGGCAGTACTCACGGCTATGGCTGGTTACGTACACAACGCGCAAACGGGTTTAAGCGCATACGACCGAGAAGAAATAATTTTCGTTTAAATTTGTATATTCAATTTTTATTTTGTAAACTTTACGCGCACGTATGGCATCATTTTACGATAGAGTAAAGCGCAGTATTTCGGGGGTAGTTAACCCCCGTCCCTGGCTCATTAACCTTTTTGGAGGCACCGGCACTACCGCCGGTGAGAATGTAAGCAGCACCAATGCGCCGAAGGTCGCCGCGGTCTACGCTTGCGTTAACCTTATTGCAGATACTATTTCCAGCCTTCCTTTTCGCCTAGTGCGTGAAACTGAAGAGGGTACGGTTTACGTCCCTGGATCTATTGACGATATGGTACGCATTTCGCCAAATAGCAGCTACAACTCTTACGCCTTCCGAAAGGCAATGATGACCCAGCTACTATTGCGCGGGAACGCCTACGTACTTCCTATGCGTAACGGCGCTAGCCTTGCGGGGTTCGAGCTAGTCGATACCGACCTAGTAACGGTTGACACAACAAACGGCCAACTTCGTTACCAGGTACACTTAACCAACGGCGTAAAGCTGAACCTAGAGCCTAGCCAAATTATCCATCTTAAACTTTGGACGCTCGACGGCATCCAAGGCGTAAGCCCGATTACCTACGCACGGGAAACGATCGGTACCAATATGGCGGCTACTAAACACCTTGGCAGCTTTTACGGCCGAGGTGCTACGCCAAAGGGCATCCTTCAAATTCAAGGTACTATACGCGACGCTGACCGCGTCCGCCAAATTGGCCAACAGTTCGACGCTCGATACGCTGGCGATAACGCCGGAGGTACGGCGGTACTTACCGAAGGTGCGGAATACAAGCCCGTAGCTATGAGTATGCGCGAAAGCCAGTTCCTGGAAACATTGCGCTTTGGAGTAGAGGAAATTTGCCGCCTTTACAAGGTACCACCGCATAAGGTGGGCCACATGGAAGGTGCCGGCTATTCAAATAGTATTGAGGCACAAAACGCCCAGTTCGTTACTGACTGCATCCGCCCGTTAGTAGAACTTATCGAAATGGAATTTACGGCGAAGGTGCTGAACGGCAACCGCCGCTTTAACTTGGACATGCGAGCGCTTATGCGTGGCGACATCATGACCCAGGTACAACGTAACGTAAGTTACTGGAATATCGGAGTTATGAGCGCTAACGAGATCCGTAAGGAAGAAGGCCTAGCCCCTATTCCCGACGGGGACGTATACAATAAGCCTATGCACATGAGTCCACAAAATGACGTAAACAATGGACAACAAGGAGACACGCAGCCTACCGCTGCCGAGTGATGGAGAAGGACGAAACGTTAGTGGATACGCCGCAAACTTTCGAGAATATGACATGGGTTCTTTTAGGGAACGCATCGAGCGTTCAGCCTTCGATAACTTGGACGCTTACGACATCCATGCTCTATACAACCACGATTACGACAAAGTACTGGCCCGAAGAAATAAAGGTAAAGGAACCCTAGAACTTACGACCGACGAAACGGGCTTAAAGTTCGGTTTCGAACTTCCCGACACCGCAACGGGTAACGAAGTACGTACACTTGTAGGACGTGGGGACGTAGACCAGGCAAGCTGGGCATTCACCGTAAAGAGCGAAGAATGGCTAGACGTACGCAGCGAAAAACCCTTACGCGTTATTAAAGAGGTAGGCGAAATTTACGATATTAGTCTTACGCCCCGTGGCGCAAACCCTACTACTTCCGTAGCTCTTCGCAGCTTGGAGGCAGCACAACAAGAATACAAAGAACCCGAACTGGAGGAACCAGTAATAGAAACAAAACCCGAAAACGTGGAAAACGTAGAAAACACCGAGGAACGCGCTGCGAATTTCGTAGACGCTTCCGCAGTCCAGGGCAAGCTCTCTAAATCCGAAGAGCGCGACTTGGCTAAATTCAATATCGTTAAGGCTATCAACGAGGCCCGTAACGGTAAACTTACTGGCATCGAAGCCGAAGTAAACCAGGAAGGTATTAACGAAAAGCGCAAGCTTAACCAAGATTACCGCGACTCTCACGCCGTAAACTTGCCCGAGTTCCTTTTCAAGCGTACCCAAACTGCCGGAGGTGCTACCACCGGTTCCGACTTGGTATTTACCGAGCCTGGTCGTTACGTAGACTTCTTGTACCCCAATACGCCTATGCTCAACCTTTGCAGCGTAGCCGATAACTTGGTAGGTAACGTAGACTTCCCCAAGCAGACTTCTAGCTACTCTTTGAACTGGCAGACTGAAACGGGAACCGATAGCGCACAAGACATCAACTTCGACAAAGTAACTATGAGCCCCAAGCGTGCCGTAATTACTGCGTCTATGTCTAACCAACTGTTGCGCCAAGAGTATAGCCGCGGCATCGAGCAGCGTATTATCGGCCAGCTCAACTTGTCATTTAACAAAGGTTTAGAGAACGCAGTACTTAACGGTACTGGTGCATCTAACCAACCTTCCGGCATCTATACCGAATTGGCTGGCCAGGCTTTGACCTTGGGCGCTATTTCTTTCGACGACTTGGTAGACATGGAAGCAGCTTTGGCAGCCGCCGACGCTTTGGACGGACGTTTGGCCTATGTTACTCACCCTAACGTAGTGGCTAAATTGAAGAAGACCAAGGTAGACGCTGGTAGCGGACGTTTCTTGGTAGAGGGTATGCTTGACCCAGTTAAGACGGCTAACGGCTATAACATCTACAATACGACCCTTTCGAAGAAGACCAGCGGAACGCCCGACACCTACGGCATTTTGTTCGGTAACTTCAGCGACGTGCAGATTGGTTTTTGGGGTGGCGCTACTCTTATGGTAGACCCTTATACTAACATGAAGTCTTCAATCGTAGAAGTGTACGTAGAACGCTTTATGGACGTAGCCGTATTGCGCGACGCCTCTTTCGCTTTGGCAACTGACGTTACTATCTAACAATGGCGAATAGCATTACATATACACCGCAAGCCATCGACCTAGCCGGGCTTAAGTCCTTTTGCCGGGTAGATGGTAGCGACGACGATAACCTTTTAACGTTCCTTTATGAGGCAGCGTGCGAAGAGGCTTTGTCTTACGCGCACGTGGTGGTAGGTAGTGCAGACATTACCAGCGACACAGTATGGGCGAGTTCTTACGAACTCCCCTACTGGCCGCTTGGTAGCGTTACTTCAGTTACGGTTTACGTAGAGGGAGTAGCAACCGCCGACACCGAGTACGAATTACTCGACGGCGTTATTAGCCCTTCTATTGGCGAAGAGGGCGACCGTATGGTTATTGTCTATACGGCTGGCTATGCCGCAGCACCTAAAGACTTAATACACGCTATTTACCAGCGTGTGAAGTTCGGGTACGACTTCGGCGACGATATGCCCTACAACGTCGGCCCGCGTTTCTTTGACCGTATCGTATTCCGTTACCGTAGGAATTTTGCATGACCCTAGACCGACGCGTAACCCTATACGAACCGACCACGTCCGTTAACAATAGTGGCCAGGTTAAGCGCAGCTACGCTAGCGCCGGGGAGTTCTACGCCCAGGAAGTTATACCAGGTATTGAGGTAGCCGGCAGCGAAGCGCTGGTTAACGATCAAATGCAAAGCCAATACACGGTTAACTGGCGTTTGCGTTACCAAACCGCAGTTACCGCAGAATGGAAGCTAGGTTACGGAGGTAAGTACTACGACATTATCAGCGTCGCCCCGGAGGGCCGCAAGCGCTATATTTTGGTAAAGACTAAATTGCGCGATAATGGCACGCTCTAAAGTATACCTACGCAGCCAGTCGGGACGTACCGAGAGCTTTGAAGAGTTCCGGCAACGTCTACGCAAATTAGGCACCAGCGAAACCATGCGTTTTCGTGAGGTGCGTAATTTACTTTTAAAAGAGGCGCAGCCCCTAGTTACGGAGGCACGCCGCCAGGCTTACGCAGATAGCCAAGAGCCAAAAGGTATTCGCATGAAAAGCCGCAGCGCTTTAGGTGCTAAATTCTATAACCTTTACGGGTCTATAAATAAGTGGGCCAATAAGGGTACTACTAAAGCCTACGTAGTGGTAGGCTTACGCGGTAGCCGAAAGCAAGGCGCCTACTATGCGCCCTGGCAGCTATTCGGAGGTACCGAAAAGAACTTCAAGCCAAAGGACTTTATCGGCCTAGCCGTAGATAACACCGACGTAGTAAAACGCGCTCAAAAGATGATGCAAAAGCACATCCAAAAACGCATAACTTCGGTGCTACGATGAACTACCTACAATACGTATACGACGCGGTAAACTCTGCCACTACGGAAGACGTTTACGCGTTAGCAGCACCCCAAGGTACCACGGCCGACCATATCGTAATAACGATCCAATCGGTTGACATTACCGAAAACAAAGACTTAAACGCTAGCGAAACTATTACCGCTACGCTCTTCTTCCATTACGCAGACGCAGACGCGGCCCAGGCCGAGTTATCAGTTATACGCGACTACATTAAAACGGACGTAGACTACATTACCGCCACCCTAGACGGTATACAGTTCTTCTACGACGACGTTAACGAACGCGTACTACTAGCAGCAGATTTTTTATTTATCCTTAATACTTAATAGTATGGCATCAATTTCCGGCGGCGAAGTCCGCATTTTACTCTCCACCGACGGCGGTAGCACTTATAAGGGCTTTGCGCTGGAGTCGGACGCTAGTTTTGAAATGAACGCAGAAACGAGGGAAGTAACGTCGAAGGACGACGCAATTTTCCGTTCCTACGTTACCAGCGCCAAAAACTGGACTATCAGCGGTAACGCTTTGTTCGGCGACGACGACGCTACCAACTGGAACCCAGACGACCTTTACGCTTCTATCGGTGCGGAGGTAGACCTTAAAATTACCCAATGTGCAGCCGGCACTACTACGCCCGCAACTGGTGAAACAAAGATTGAGGGTAACGCGATCCTTACGCAGCTTTCTGCCTCATTCCCCGACAAAGACAACGGTACCTACTCGTTCTCTTTGCAAGGCACGGGCGCTTGGACAATCGGAACTAACTAAAATAAATAACTGCTATGGGAAAATTTACGCTGGGGGCGGCGCTTTTATTTGAAGAGCTTACGGGCGGTAGCATTACCGACATGAGTAAGCCAAAGATTTCGGACATGGTAGCCATGCTTTACGCCCAGGAATACTGGGACAAAAGCGACCGGCCCACGTTCGACCAGTTTAAGAAAGACATTTCCGGCGAGGACTTGTCGAACCTTACCCAGCGGCTTAACGGCCCTTTTTCCCAGCCGGCGGCCCAGTAGACGTATTGGGCTTGCTGGTGGGACGTTTGGGGATTAGCCCAAGCGAGGCCAAGAAGCTGACAAGGGACGAACTAGATGCCGTAGTAAAACACGGCACGGAACGTCTAAAGGACGACTGGAAACGCACACGATGGCTAGCAGCCGTGCTAGTTAACGTAAGCGGGAAGACAGTAAAGAAACAAATGAAGGAAACGGACTTGCTCCGTTTTCAAGACGAACGAAAAGGTAACGGCTTTGCCGATTTTGTAAGAGCTGCACATGAGCGACGTAAGGAGTAAAGTAGTTTTAGGAATAGACGTAAACGAGTTCCGCCGGGGTATTGCCCAGGTGGATAGCTCTATTAAGGGTATTTCTAAACAGTTCCAAAACCTAGGCGGCATTATTGGTGCCAGCTTTGCCGTTTCTCAAATTCAGCAGTTCGCCAGCGAAGCCCTAGACCTGGCCATGAAGGCCGAGGGTATTGAAACCGCCTTCGAACGCATTGGCAATGCAGCCAATATGCAGCAGCTACGCCAAGCCGTCCAGGGAACCGTTAGCGACCTGGAGCTAATGCGTCAAGCGGTTACGGCCCAAAAACTAGGCATACCTATTCAAGAGTTTACCAAGTACCTAGGCTTTGCCAAAAAGCAAGCTAACGAGATGGGCGAGAGCGTCGACTATATGGTTGACAGTATCGTAAAGGGCGTGGGACGACAGTCTACTATGATCCTGGATAACTTGGGGATTAGTGCAAAGGCCGTACAAGAAGAACTAAAGAAGGGCGGAACCTTTGCCGAGGCCGTCGGCCGTATCATTCAACAAGAAATGGGCGGGGCCAATAATACCCTACTCACTACCCAAGACCGTCTACTCCAGCAACGCGCCGCACTAGAGAACATTAAAACGGAACTAGGCCAAAAGCTATTGCCCGTTTACGAGGCGGTACTAGGGTGGCTAAATAACGCCCTTAAAGGCATTAACGCCCTATTTAGTAGCCAGCTTACCTTATTCGAAAAGTTAGCGTACTACGCGTCTTATTTAGACGTTACGGGCATGGGTTCAGTTACCCGCGCTACGCTAGACGCAAAGGCAGCTACTGACGACTTTGCAGCCTCCGTACCAATGGTTGGGCAAGGTTTCCAAGGTGCTACCGAAGAAGTAAAGAAGTTAGGTAACGAACTTAAAAAGGTAGCCGGTATTAAGGTACAAGGCGGTATGCGTCTTGCTGACGTAGAGCCAGGGCTAGCACCAAAAGAAACGGCGGTTACCCCGCTTTACCAAGTTAACCAAGCAGTATTCGGCATTCGCCGCCAAGTAGAATACGCGGCGGGTTCTTGGGAATACTATACGGAGGCGCAAGCCAATTCCATACGTATTTCTAACGACTGGGTAACGCAAAGCCAAGCGACCGAAGAACAACTGCAAGCCCTTAACGTAGTGGGCCAGGAGTTCGGTCAAATACTTATGGCATCTTTTCAAGCCGCTATTATTAACGGCGAAAGTTTCTTTGATAGCGTAAGAAATGGCCTAAAGGCATACATTCAACAAATGCTAGCCGCTACGGCCGCTACACTTACCCTAGCCGCTGCCATGGCTATTATCTTCCCGAACGTAGGCTTTAAAGCTGCGTTTAACGTGTTAGGCGGTGGCATGGGCTTACCTTTCGGCATGGGTGATAATAACCAATTAAGCCTACGCCTTTCGGGTACCGACTTTTACGGTGGAGTAGTTCGCAACACTAACCGAGTAGCTAGAAGCGGTGGCTAAACAGTTAATAGCATACGCAAATACCGAGGGGTACAATTTCGCTATATGGGCCATAGACGCACCTTTTAGCGCAACGCCTTACGAGTTTACCGTAGCGTCTTGGGCTATTCGCTACGAAGCCCTGGACAATAACCAGCCCGGTATTATTCCGGCCATCTGCGACCTAGAGGCCCTAATTACTCAAGGCACGCTATCGGACAACCTACGCGACATTCTAGAAGATGCCGGCGGCATGTACTTCCTACGCATACGCCAAGGCACTAACGTAGTGTATAACGGCTTTTTTACGCCCGATCTAGGCAGCGTGGAACTACGCAACGGCCAGCGTTTTATTAAGCTAGTGGCTAACGACGGTTTCCAAATGATGGAAAAGAGTAGCCAAATTTACCAATTTAGCGGAGTAAAGCCGTTTACTACCCAGCTCTACGAAATATTCCTTTACTTCGATTTTTGGGACGTTTACGACGGCTATGCTATAAGTGAACACTTCGAGCCTACGAGTGCCGTAGACACGACGAAAGGGGGCTTATATTGGACGGGGTGCATACAAGAGGGACTGTACTACAAAGACGAAACCCAATTTAATTACCGCACCTTCCGCGAGGTACTAGAAGACATCTGCACGACCTGGGGCCTTCAGCTCTTCCAGGATAAGGGTCTACTGGTATTTCGTTCCGTGTATTTAGAAACCCCGGCTTGGTATAATTTCTACGTAACTAACGGCAGTTTTTTAGGACGCATTACGGGGTACACCCCAACGCCTTTAACGTCTTCGGTATACACGGACGGTAACGAACTATATAAGCCCGCCACGCGCCAGGTATTTATTACCCACGATCAAGTAGCTACCGACTATATACGAAGCGAAAGCGCAACGTACAAAGCCCGCTATAACTACTACGTAGCCGACGTTACCCCAACCGGGGCTAACCATATGGACTACTTCGCGGAGTTAAGAGCTAGGGCAACGGTCCAACCTGGCTACCCATTCCAAACGGTCGAATTCACTTTTTACGTATACATTCAGTTCGGCCCCTATTGGTGGAATGGTACGGCCTGGAGTTTAACGCAGACGGCCAACCAATTTAAAAAGCAACGTAACATACAAAACGTTACGGGTTCACCCACCATAGAGGACTTTAATTACTCTATAAACAACTTCCACACGGGCGACCTACCTAACATAGGTTCGGAACCTTTGTACATTACGGTAGAGGCTATTCAAACAATAGGCGACGATCTAGACGGTTTTGCTACTACGTCTACTATGATATTCGTATATCATGGCGACAACCCTAACGCTACCATATACTACGCAGACAATACCAAGCGCCGTAATGGGGTGGACGTAAGCTTAAATACCACCATAGCCGACCGCTGGCAAGGTAGCGCCATCGACCCAGCAATAGCTGGCGAGATACGCCGCTTTTTGGATGCTACCCGCGCAACCCATGCCGGTAACCTTTATTGGGATGCAGATAATAACCTACTAGCTACTAAAGTGGCAGTAGAAATGGGTAAGACGGCTTTTAAACCGCAGCAGTATTACGAGCTGGAACTAAATACGCCCATAAGTTATAACCATACCCTTACTTGGGGTGGGGTAAACTACAAGCCGCTTAACTTTTCTTTTGACCAATACGGTACCAATGTAACGTACCGCCAATGGGTCTACGGGGATATATTGACTGATCCAAATAACAATAGACCCGACCAGGAAATATGATAAGCTACGAATTACCACCTAACCCGCTTTACTACGCTTACGTCGTGAACGAC